CTTGTTAAACACGCATACCAAAACGCTGGCCTTTTGAAAGGCGCTGTAACTGTACGAAACAACGTAGTAGGTGACACCTACAAATTCCGTAACATGGGTAAGGGTCTAGCTAATCAGAAGTCTACTTCTGATCTAGTAACTCCTATGGACATCACTCACGGCTTCGCAACTGCAACTCTGCAAAACTGGAATGCTCCAGAATACACAGATATGTTTGATGCTCAGACTGTAAACTTTGACGAGAAGCAGGAACTGGCAAGCACTATCGCACAGTCTCTTGGTCGTCGTTGTGACCAGTTGGTTATCGATGCAATGGACGCAGAAACTACTTACGCAGGTACTGTAGTTGAAAACGGTGAGAACTTGACTGTTGGAAAAATAATTGAAGCTCAGGTTGCTCTTCGCGCTCAAGGCGTTCCTAACTCTAACCTGTATGCTGCCATTACTGCTCAAGGTCTGGGCGGTCTGCTTAGCGAAGAAAAAATCACTTCTGTTGATTACGCTAATGTTAAAGCTTTGGTTAACGGCGACATTGATACTTTTGGCGGATTTAAGTTCGTAGTTGTCGAAGATCGTGCTGAAGGTGGTCTGACTACAACAGGTGACATCGTTGATTCATACTTCTTCTCTCAGGACGCTGTTGGTCTTGCAATCGGTATCGACATCAAGACTGACGTTGATTGGATTGCTGATCGCACTTCTTGGTTGTGTAACGGTATGCTGAAGGCTGGCGCCGTATCTCGTGACGGTCTCGGTATCGTTAAAGTTCAATACGACAAAACTGCATAAGGAATATTAATCATGGCTTATAATCTACAAAATTTGTCTCGTGTTGGCGGCAGTGGTGATGGCGGTACTATCTGGTCATACAATGCTTCTGAGCTTATTACAGATGCCAACGGCCCAGTGCTGAAGGTTGCTGGATATTTCAATGAAGCGGCTGACGTTCTTCAAAAAGGCGACATCATTAACATTAGTCGTCAGGTTGGTACTTCGTATGCTCACGTTACATACGTTAAGACAATTACTGCTGGTGGCGTAGTTACTCACGCTACTGGCACTACAATTGCCGACTAAGTAGTAAAACTGAATGGGGCTGCTTCGGTGGCCCCTTTCTTTACAAATAAAGGTTTATTATGGCTACAAAGTTAGGGTTAATTAATAGTGCGCTTATTCTTATTGGCGATGTGCCACTGACATCCTTGACTAGCGGTACTCGCGCTCAAGTGGTAGCTACAACCTTGTATGACAATATAGTACAAAGCGAGCTATCTAAGTTTCGTTGGGGCTTTGCTCGGAGGCAAGAACAGCTTATTAGAGCTGGCGCTCCAGGAGTAGGAATTTTAAAACCTCTTTTTGATTGGTCGGCTGTCTATAGGCTGCCAGCTAATATGGTCTCATTGATTCGACTGTCTCCAAACATTCCTTATCAGGTTTATTCTGAAGAAATTAGTTCACCAGAACCTGCTGGTAATCAAGCGGTATATGTAAATTATGAAGGTGATTTATTTGCCGATTATATTTACAATGCTTCAGAAGTTGATTGGCCTTCATACTTTTCTAAAATGATTGAGTATGCCTTGGCTATGGACTTTGCTCCAGCTATTCGTGACAGTGCTGCTTCTATGGAGTTACTAGCCAATCAATACCTAAACGCTAGTCGCATGGCTCGTTACACTGATTCACAGCAACATCCCCAAACAGCAATCCAGGATCGCCCATTTATTAACGTGAGGTACTAATGCCTAAGTCACAATTTCAGCAAACCAGCTTTGCCAGTGGTGAGCTGTCACCATTACTTAAAGGCCGTACCGATCTTGATCAATACTACAAGGGCGCACAGGATGCCAAGAACGTAGTTATCGTCCCGCAAGGTGGGGTTAAGCGCCGTCCTGGAACCAAGTTTATAGATTCTATTGGGGGTACAGCTGTTAGACAAACAACCTACCAGCCTACACTTGGGCCTAATGGTGGAAGTGCTGCAAATATTAATGATGGCAATGTCAATACTTTTTCAATATCTAACGCAAATAGTGGCACTCCTAAATGGTTAGTGGCAAAATATGATGTAGGCACAGCTCCCGCAAATTATACGTTTATTGATGTTAGAAATACTACAATATTGTTAAATGCGAATACAGATAATATTGCCGCTAACATTTTTATTGAGTATTCAGACAACAATAATACATGGTTTGAAGTTGGTAGTTTCCGCATTAATGACACTTCTCAGCGAAGTCATAGAGTCAAAATTGATGGGCAACAACACCGATACTGGCGCATTGTAACAGACCTTGTAACAGGTCAGGGTTATTCACTTCGTGTTGGCGAGTTTAATTTAAAGGCAGTAATTGCAAGTCCTTCCCCTAATCTTAAAACATTTGGCTGGGAGTATGCTTCCGATCAAAATTATCTTTGCGTGTTAAGTGAAACTAACTTACGTTTTTATCGCGCACCGCATAATGGCAGTTCGGAAACAGTTTATGTAGCTGATGTTATTGTTCCTTATTCAGGAGCAGATATTAAGGACGTTAAAGTTGCTCAAACAGAAGGCGTAATGCTGATGTTTCATGGTAACTACCCACCTGAGAGAATTATATTTGATGGTACTGATAACCCTGACGGCTTTACTTCAGGTGAGGTTCCGTTTGCTAATGTGCCACATTGGGACTATAACGACAAATATAGCCCTGTCCCTGTTACTTGTATTCAAGATATTATATTCAGTAATTTTGATAATGGAGAAACATATCAAATAGATGTGCAGGGCGTGTTAAGTAAGAACATTACTTTTGCTGGTGATGGTAATGCTGATCCAGACGCTAACTCTGCTACAGCTTTTAACTTGCAAAAAGGCTTGCAAGATATGCCTGTCTTTAATGACACTGGAGTTACAGTAACAAGAACTGGTGTTAGTACATATCGCATTGAAATAGCTAACGACTCTGCTGATAGATTTGAATTGTTTTCTGGATTCCCTACTTCTTCAAATGCAGGTAATACAGATACCATAGGCTTTTCTCTTATTCAACAAGGCTCTCCAAGACATGAGCCTGTATGGAGTGTTAAGCCTGACGGCTGGGCGGCATCTAACGCTTACATTGTTGGCGACAAAGTATTTACTGTTGCAGGCAACTGGTATTCTTGCATTGCTGCTGGAACATCAGCGGCAGCAGGGCTTGGGCCAACAGGAACTGGAGATTCAATTACAGATGGAACTGTGACTTGGAAATATGTTATTGAAAGAGGATACCCTAAGCAGGGTGTTTTTTATGAAGGCCGACTATGGATAGGTGGTGTGAAGCCAAGACAGCAAAGTTTGTTTGCCTCAAAAGCTGGATCATTTTTAGATTTTTACAGTACTGAAGGTGACGATGACGATGGTATATTTATTACAATTGATTCTCGCGAGCTAACTAACATTGTAGATATTAATCCTGATCGTGGATTGCAAGTATTTTGTGCAGGGGCAGAGTTTACTATTACAGGTTTAACGCCAGCAACTATTGAAGTAGAAGCGCAGACTCAGCATGGTTCATTTAATTTAGAAGCTAAGTCTATTGATGGCGCAACTTTATTTGTGGATAAAAACGGTAATACGCTTCGCCAATATCTTTATAGCTTTAATGAAGATGCTTACACTTCTAATGATTTGTCGGTACTGTCTTCTCAGTTAATTAACAGGCCAAAAGATTTGGCTATCTTGTCTGGCACTACAACCGAAGATGCAAATTGGGTATTTATTATTAATGAAGATGGCAATGGCTGTGTTCTTAATACAATGCGTAACCAAGACATTAACGGATTTACTCGGTGGTCTGGAATAAATCAAGGCGATAATAATGGTAGCGGTGTAATTAAAAAGAATACCTTAGACTCTTGCTCTGCTGTTGGTGATGAAATGTATGTAATACAAAGCAGAAAAAATAGCGCATCTACCGTTTCTCTTGATATTGAAAAATGGGACTTTGATTATTTGTTAGACTCAAGTTACAAAGTTACCGTTACAGCAGCTAGTCCAAATGCAGATGTATTTGTTCCTATTTTAAATGGCGCAAGACTTTCAGGATATACCATAAGTGTTAATGCAGATGGTGACGTATTAGCTGACAGGCCTCTTATACTTAGCGGTGGTACTTTTGGTGTAACAATTACCGCCGCAGAGCTTGATGGATTTACTACAAGAGACTTAGAGATTGGGCTGAACTTCTCTGTAAAGGTTAAGACTATGCCACTCAACACTAATCCAGGTACTCGTGGTGGGCAAAACGCTATGAAGCGTAAAAAGATTACCAGGATGAATTTGCGGGTGTATAAGAGTGCAGGGGTTTATATTGATGGCAATCTTGCTATTATTCGACAAATAGGTGAGGCGCAGGACGTTCCCCTAAATACTCCATTTGTTCATAGAACCGGTATTATAGAAGACAACAGTGGCGGCAATGGCTGGAATACAGAGGTAGTTCCAGAGATTACAGTGCCTAATGCTACACCGTTTCACTTACAATCAATTCAATATGAAGTAGAATCATCATAAGAGGTTAAGCATGGGATTTCCATTAGTAGCGGCTATTATAGGAAGCACAATGCTTCAAGTAGCTGGAGGGCTGAACGCGGCTAAAGCGCAGGCAGAAGAACTTGAACGTCAAGCAGATCAAGAAAGATTGGCAGCAGAGGGTCGTGAGTTGCAGCGCCAACAAGAACTTAATGCTGCTCTTTCGGCTAATGCTGTAAGGATTGCTGCTAGTAATACTAAAACAGAAGGCTCAGAGTCTAGTATTGCGCTAGAAAGTTCTAAACAGTCCAGTTTAACTGAAGGTGTTTTTGGGTTATCTGATAGACTTGCTTATGCTCAAAGAAAAAGGCAAGCATCTAATGTTCTTTCCGCAGCCCCATACCAAGCAGCAAGCACCTTGTTATCTGGTGCCGCAAGTGCTTACCAAGCATCAGTTGATTATTAAGGAATTATAATGGCTAGACAACCTAGGCAAACAAGAATTGGCTTTACTGGAAAGTTTACCCCTACTGGTGTGGATCAAACTGCTGGCGCTAAAATGCGAGCATTGGCTGGTTTAGGCCAAACTATAGGCGATACCGCTATAGCTATAGGTAAGCCCCTGATTGAAGCTGAAGCTGCTGAGGCAGGCGTACAGGCTGCAGAGGATGCTGCTAGAGACCCTGTTACCGGAGAAGTTTTAGAAGTTCCCACAATGAATGCTGCTAAGTTTGGCTCATCTCAGTTTAAAGCTGCTGCACAGCAAAAAGTTAATCAGTTAGATGCAATTGCCATTGCCAACTATAAAGCTAAAACATCTATTGAAATAGACCAGACAATTAAAAGCATTGCAGATCAATTTCCGTCTGATTCAAAGCAATTTTCTAATTCTATAGAGGGCGTTTTAAAAGGGTTACAATCAAGTATTCCTGCAAATGCTGCTCCTTCGTTAATGGATTATGCTTATAGACAAAGCCAGTCCACGTTAGCATCTATTGAAAAACTAGAACTTAAAAACAATGTTGCCAACATGAAGGCAGATGCCGTCTCTCAGAAAAATAGCGTAGAAACAAGCATTCTTCAAGCTATCGAAGAAGGTAAGCTAGGAGAAGCAGAATTAATTGAACGT